GGTCCTAGCCGGTCCGTGTACGGGCCAACCCGAGCAGAATTGATAGGACTATGACCGATACCGCAACGCCGCTCTATGGGGCTACTGAGCCTCGTTTACATAGCCCTTATCTAAAGACTAAAAATAGGGGCCAAGAGGTAGCCGATTTAGCTGAGTCGATCGGCGTACCGCTTTTACCGTGGCAACGCTTTGTAATCGATGACATGACCTCGGTATCAGCTGAGGATATGTTTATAAGAAAAACAAACCTCGTGCTCGTAGCTAGGCAACAGGGTAAAACTCACCTCGCGCGCATGATGATGCTCGCGCATATGTTTTTATTCGATAGCCCTAACGTGCTAATTATGAGCTCTAATAGATCGATGGCCTTAGACACCTTTAGGCAAGTGGCCTACGCTATCGAGGGTAGCTCAGAGCTCTCTCAGCAAGTACGGCAGATCCGCTACGCTAACGGTACGGAGTCGATCGAGCTGAAAAACGGACACCGCCTCGATGTAGTAGCAGCTACTCGCGACGGAGCCCGCGGCCGGTCGGCCTCGTTTTTGTATATCGATGAATTACGCGAGATCTCTGAGGAGGGGTACCAAGCTGCAACTCCTACGACTCGAGCTAAGCCGAACGCTCAAACACTATTAACGAGCAATAGTGGTGATGCTTTTAGTACCGTGCTTAACTCTTTGAGACAAAGATGCCTCGAGAGCCCTCCGCCGTCGCTTGGTTACTATGAATATAGCGCCGAACAATTTGCACGGATCGATGATCCTAAAGCGTGGGCCATGGCCAACCCGGCACTCGGCTACACCGTAACACTCGAGGCATTAGCTGAGGCCGTAGCTACTCAATCGATCGAAACTACAAAAACCGAGTTATTGTGCCAATGGATCTCGTCTACGGCGAGCCCGTGGCCTCATCTATCCGTCGAGGAGGCAGGGGATAAAGACCTTAAGCTCGTACCCGGTCCGCTTACGGTGTTTGGCTTTGACGTGGCACCGTCGAGACGTAATGGCTCGCTCGTCATGGGCCAATTACTCGAGGATGGACGTATAGGGGTCGCGGTACTCGAGGTCTTTCACTCGGACGTAGCTATCGACGAGCTTTACATGGCTAACCGGATCGCCTATTGGGCTAAACAGTTTTATCCTCGGACGGTTTGTTATGACAAGTACACGACGGCCTCAATCGCTAAACGCCTCGAGGTAAACGGTATCCATATAAGCGATATCTCCGGGCAAAAAAGTTACCAAGCTGCGGGAGACCTGCACCAAGCTCTCTCTAATAAAAAGCTCGTACACTCGGGCCAAGATGAGCTCGTCGCACATATGCAAAATTGCAGCGCAAAAGAGAGCGATGCGAGCTGGCGTTTGGTAAGGCGTAAATCCGCCGGGCCAATCGATATAGCTATTGGTCTATCTATGATCGTCCACGTGCTCAATCAACCGATGGGCGAGGCCAAGGTATACATCTAAGACACGCGGCGTAATACCTGATTTTATGCTTGACATTTTGGGAAAATCCTCCCATGGGATTACTCCAAACGTTAGGGCTCAAGGGCTCAGATAAGCCTCGTGTAGAGGCACAGTACGCACCTGCCGTAATGGACACTACCTACGGTTATGGATCATTTAATACTAATAGCGCTTACGGATATAACGGTATTGGTATCGATCGTAATTTTGCTTTACAGGTCGCGAGCGTTAGCCGCTGCCGTAATTTAATTGCCGGAGTTATTAGCTCTATCGATTTAGCACTTTACAAAAAATCAACAGGAGAAAAATTAGGCTCTCCGGTTTGGTTAGAGCAACCTGATCTACGCCAACCTCGCAGCGTTACTATCGCCGCAACCGTTGATAGTTTGATTTTTTACTCGGTCGCTTATTGGCGTGTAACGAGTTTGTATGCCGATGACGGCAGACCGTCCGGCTTTGAGTGGGTCGCTAATAACCGCGTTACATATACAACTAATCAATATGGCACCGAGGTTAAGGATTATTTTGTAGACGGCAATATCGTACCTATGGCAGGTATTGGATCTCTCGTTACTTTCCAATCTTTACTACCTGGTGTATTGCAGAGTGCATCTACAACTATTAAAGCTGCATACGATATACAACGTGCAAGCGCGGTAAGTGCAGCTACACCTATGCCTACAGGTATCCTAAAAAATAACGGCGCTGATTTACCTGAGTCTCAGATCCAAGGTTTACTCGCTGCTTTTAAGAGCGCTCGCCAAAATAGATCGACGGCTTACCTAACTAGCACTCTCGAGTATGTACCTACATCTTTCTCACCTAAGGACATGACCTATAACGAGAGCTCACAATATTTAAGTACGGAGATCGCGCGCGCGATGAACGTACCGGCGTACATGATCTCGAGCGACATGAATAACTCGATGACGTATCAAAATATTATCGACGGCCGTAAAGAGTTTGTAGCTTATTCTTTGCAACCGTACATATCTGCTATTGAGGATCGCCTCTCAATGAACGACATAACAAACTCATCTAATCAGGTACGTTTTGCCGTAGACGATACGTTTTTACGTGTCGATGCTAAGGATCGTTTAGATATCATCGAGAAAATGTTAAATCTCGATTTAATTAGTGTTGAGCAAGCTCGACAGATGGAACAACTAACACCGCTAGGAGATGCAAGTGCTACTAACGTTTAGTCAAGAGATACAAGCCGCAGATACGGAGCGCCGTATCGTGTCGGGCCTCGTAGCACCATATGGCGAGGTCGGTTTTACAAGTGCAGGTCCGGTAATGTTTGAGCGAGGTAGTATCGCTATCCCGGATGCAACAAAAATAAAATTACTATCGCAGCATCAACAAGATAAGCCGGTAGGTCGCGCTATTAGCTTTAGCGACTCTACAGATGGCGTTTACGGATCCTTTAAGTTATCGAGCAGCACTCGAGGACAAGATGCGCTCGTACTCGCTCAGGAAAACCTAGTATCCGGCTTATCCGTAGGGGTCGATGTAACGGCCTCTAAGCCTATGGGGGATTACCTGTTAGTAACTGCTGCGGTCCTCAAAGAGGTTAGCCTCGTAGAGAGCGCGGCCTTTTCAAGCGCATCCGTTACTGATATTGCCGCAGCTCGAGCAGCGCTTGAGGCAGCGACAAGTACAAAAGAAAAAACTACAACTATCTCTACGACGATCGTAGAGGTCGAAACTGAAACAGAAACCGAAAGCGAGGAAGCTGTGACTACAGCCCCAGAAAATACACCGGAGGAGACTCCGGTAGATACACCGGTCGAGGCTGAAAAGGTCGAGGCTGCTCGTAAGATCATCCGTCCATCGGTCCTAGACTCTCAGAGACTACGTACACCGATTACATCAATGGCATCATATACAGAGCATAAGATTAAAGCTGCTCTAGGCGATGACACATCACGACTATACGTAACCGCAGCGGATGATAGCTTTACTACAAACCCTGCATTTTCTCCAACACAGTACCTAACAGAGTTTGTATCTAATACAAACTTTGATACTCCTATGATTAATGCCCTATCTCAGGGATCTTTGCCTAACTCTGGTATGTCTATCTCTATCCCATCACTCGTTACCTCAGCAGGTGGCGGTAATGGTGTTGCACCTGTTGTAACAGTAGAGGCAGAAGCCGGAGCCGTACAAAATACAGGTATGGTTACAGAGTACCTAACAGGTACAGTTAAAAAGTATGCGGGTATGAATACGCTCAGCGTTGAATTGCTAGAGCGCTCAGATCCAAACTTTTACGCTGAGCTAACTAATCAGCTACAACGTGCATACTCACTAGCTACAGATGCAGCGGTAATCGCAGACGTAGTAGCCGGTGGCGTACAGGGTACTGCCGTAGCTGCAACTAGCGCGGGTATCATCTCTTACGTATCTACAGAGTCAGCTAATATTTACAAGAATACAAGCTACTTTGCTAAGAATTACGTAGCTGGTCCATCACAATGGTCTCTCCTAATGGGTGCTACAGACTCAACAGGCCGTCCAATTTACAACGCAACCGCTCCTATGAATAGCGGCGGTCTATCTACACCTACATCTATCCGCGGCAACGTCCTCGGCTTGGATCTATACGTGGATCATCAGATGGTATCTACAACTATTGACGACTCAGCGTTTATCGTTGCTCCGGAGGCTATGACCGTATACCGCTCACCTCAGGCATACATGAGCGTAAACGTTGTATCTAACCTACAGGTACAGGTCGCGATCTATGGCTTTATGGCAACTATCGTAAAGATGCCTAAGGGTCTAGTCCGTTACAACCTAACCTGAGATAACACCTAGTACCCGGGAGGGCTCTTAGCCCTTTGAGCCCTCCCGGCCTTTAACTTTGAGAGGAGCAGACCATGGCGGCTACATACGTAACCGAGCAAGAGCTACGCGATAACCTCGGTATCCAAGATTTATACCCGGATAGCGTGGTCGAGGAGGTATGCCAAACTGCTCAGGATCTCATTAATCAGTTTTTATGGTTTGACTCAGCGCCGGTAGTGGGAGCAACACTCCAAAACAATATAGCTACGGTAATGATCGCTAACCCTGCAATATTTACAACAGGGCAGAGCGTAACCTTGAGTGGATGCGGCTCAACCTTTAACGGTACCTACACCATCACCGGCACGATGCCATGGAGTGCAGGTACAACTAATCAGATCCCGTCGATCGCGTGGAATACCTACGCTTGGAATTGGCCGGCAGGTTATAGCTTTATCCAATTTAGTAAGACCGCTAGCGATGTA